AAGCGGTATCCTTCTCCACAGCATCTACGCGCTTTCCAAACTCATTCTTAACCGCATCAACTTCCTGCTTAACACCAGAAACTGTCTTGTTGAGTTCGTCTACTTTCTCATTAAGAGACTTAATGGTGTCAGCAAGCATGTTGAATGTTGACTGCATCTCGTTGACAATAGCCTTAGCAGTATCGACTTCCTCTTCGCTAGCCTTTACTACTTCTGCCTCTACAGACTTCATAGCCATGTCATCTTCCTCTTCTGAGTCATCTTCCATTTCTTCTTCGTCCATTGGGCCATCGACCTTTTCTACTGATGCCTCTACAACCTCTGCATCAACAGACTTCTCAACTTCTTCAGCAGTCTCAGTATCTACAGCCTTTTCTACAGTTTCTTCTACAACAGTTTCTGCTGCTTCTTCTGTGGAGGCTGTTTCAGTTACTTCATTATCCATCTTGCTTACCTCCTTTGCATCATTTTTGACAGTAGAAAGAATAGACTTTACTACCTCTGCCTTTTGTGCGTCATTAGTCTCTACGAAACCAATGTTATTCATACCCTTGTCGCATCTTGGGCAATCTGATGAACTATGAGCAGACAATTGAACAATGTCGTCCTCGCTGCACCAGAATACGTTCTCAATGAGAGCCTTGGAAAGATACCCTCCAGTATGACCCTTTTCAATGCTAATGACATTTGCATATTGATTAGCAGGATTGTCAACTAATGAGAGTTCGAAAAGATCGTAGTCTTTAATTACTCTTATTGACTTGTCTAGATTTTCATCATATTTGTCTTCATAATCATTTACGCTGCCACCTATTGAAAAGCCTGTAAGTGTTCCATCAAGAACTTTCTCCCAAGTATCCTGAGCACCCTTTGATACATATGCAGAGACAAAAACTCCCTTATAAAACTTTCCAGTTTCTTGATCATAAAAAGAATCTTCTTTAAAAGATACTAGTTTGCCAACAGCCTTTTTGTCATCATGCATCTCTCTAATGTTTCCACGGAACTTTTCGAAAGCCTTAATGCTAGCCTCTGATGGAACAATGTCGCCTTGGCGATCAATGTTATCAAGAGTGGCGAATCCAGAAACCATTCTTCGCTCTTTATCTACTTTTGCTATGGGCATTGAGAGTTTTAAACTTTTTCCCTCTGATACCCATTGTGCTTTAGAAATATCCATACTAGTCCTATTATACCAACAATTTTATCAAATTGTTACTGTGCTCTTCTTCCCTCACCTTGAGGGTTTCTTCCAGCAACGGTTGCCTCACCATCGGAAGCATTGTTGGCCCTTTCTGAGTCTCGCTCTCTGTTGCCAGCCAAGTTAGCGCGTGCATCTGTTGCTTGTCTTGGAGACATTACGAACGGAGTGTCGCCATCTGGTCTGTGTGGAAGACCAAGTTGTTCCCTTGCTTCATTTGGAGTGATAACCTGAGTCTTAATGTATCTTTCAATAATCTGAGACTGAGATATTTCATCTGTAAGGGTCAACTCATTAAATTTTAGTTCAATAAGATCTGTCTTTGTTTTGATAATCTTATTTACCATTTTTTCAATATATCTTTGGGCTGGGCGAGTTACCTGCTCTTTAAAAGTTCTGTCTTGTGCCAAAGCAGCAGCAAGTCCACCAGAATCCACGCCACCCAACTTAGATAGGGGAACTTGGTGTGCCATAAGAATATCATTACGATTCTTTTGATGATATCCGTCAAATGATGCTTCTTGAACATTTGCCTCAATTGGCATCATTTGAAATTCAATCTTGTTTCCTTCTTGGTCAGGAGGAAGAGGAACATACAAGGTTCTATGATTCTGCCCCTTTAGTCCTGTCTGCAAGAATCGGAAAAGTCTATCCTCTGACTCAGAATCAAGCCTTGCGCCTTTGACAACCACAATGTATCTTGGCACAGCCTTATTCTCAAAGTAATCAATATTAAACTGTGCCGCCAACTGATCGCCCTTAAGAGAAAGGTAGGCAGAAAGAATATCTGGAACACCATAGAAGGTGTTGAGTGGAGAATATGCCTTAAAATGGATAACTTCATTTGGTCGTGGATCGTCAGTTACTGGGTTTGGATTTGTCGCTCCAAAGTTTCTAAAGTATACAACTCTTCCAGCAACTATTTGCATAAATCCATCACGGATTCTTCTAACACGCATTGTTGTAGAAGGTATGTGACCAATATACCCAATTTCTCCTGTTACTGTTCTTCCAACTTCAAGATATGCATTTCCAGTAGATTCAAGATCAAGGTCAATCTTTTCCATAATTGTCAAGAAACTATCATCATCGTTTAGGCTTTCTAGCCATTGTGTTGCCTCGCCCTTAAGTCTTTCAACTCTTCTACGAGCCTTATCCATTGCGCTTTCATTTTCCATGTTCTCCATACGCATCATTGTGTCGGTTGTTGTTTCAAACCTGTATCCAAGGCCAACTGTATTGGCTACCTTGGCATCAATGGCTGCGTGGTTAGCAAAATTTGTGTCATAAAAGTTTGCAAGTTCATATAGGTTGTATGGTGGAGTGATTACGTCAAAGACTCCATAGCCATTTCTCCAAGCCTCGCCTGGATTAATCTGCTTTGACTGAGTTCCATCTATTCCAGATGCTCTTACGTTTGCTTCTTCTGCATATGAGCCTGTTACTTGGCCATACCTATCAATAGGGATGTTTATTGCTTTATCTATTTTGTTTTCGCTTCTGGTTGTTCTTCTTTTAAAGTTTGTGTCTAGACCCTTTAAGTCCTTGAGATCTTCCCAAGACTTGTTAAATGGATCTTGTTGAGCAAAACCATCAAAGTCTTCAATTTCATCAGAATATCTTATTACGATTCTTTGATCTTGCATTACTCTTCATCACCATACTTCTTTAGTGTTTGCTGGGCATCATAGACGGCACCCATATCGTCTAGATTTGGAATTAAACCACTTTTCATTCTATCCATTTGCTCTGAGTAAACCTCATCAGTTGCTCTTTTAATACCAGCATAGAACCAAGGCTCACCGTCTGGCTGACCATAGTGGGCGGCAGCCTTTCTTAGTTCCGACATTTTGGCGAGGTCGTTCTTCATTGATGGAATATTTAAGAGGTTTCCTTGACCATCATGGAACAAGTGTCCATTGGGAAGTCTCCAAAAGTAAAGACCCCAGTCGTAGTTCTTTGGTATATATGTGGCCTTTGATTTGCCAACTTTTGGCTTTCTGGTATTGCTCATGGTTAAATTATAGCAGACTAAACAGGTTTCTGTGCAATTTTTAGCCATGTTTGGTCTGCAAACATTGTGAAGTCATCGTTTTCTATGGAAAGTCCTGTGCTATCATCCATTACAAATATATTTGTTCCTACATAGGTAGAGTATATCTCTGCTGGCGTTATTGAAAATTCTAACGTTTCTTCTAGAACATACACATCATTCCAGTCTCTTGGAGTATAAAGGAAACCATTATCGTCATACCATTTACCCCAGTCAACGATCCACCAAAAACTACCTGTGCCAGTTGGGGTTCCTGAAAGATTTATTTTATTAGATCCCGTAATAGCATCATTTTCTGTAGGATGCAAAGAGATTGTTGTGTTATTTATGTTTCTACTGTAATATATTTGATTATTGGTTAGTCCATTAATTGGATTAGAAGATGAATAAATTACAGGCTGACCTGTGGTGGCCACATGATCGACCCCAAAATTAATAGTGTCGTTGGCAATATCTATGCTTGTTGTATTTTGAATTAACAAAAATCTTGCATATGTTGGGGAATAAACATCAGACCAAGTTCTTGGAATTACAACAGAAAATTCATTCAGTCCAGTAGACTTAAAGAAGGAAATGTTATCAAAAGTACATCCATGAAGTAGATTTATTGCACCGCTATAGTTTGAATAGTCAAGAGGTTGTACAAAGGCTGCCCCCAAAATATTCCACTCATTGTTAAATACATATGGGTTTTCTACTAATATACCGTTTTGGTAAAATCTTAAATTTTCATATTTTTGTTTCGTTAGTTTATCTCTTGCAGAAACATAAAATCTTTTTGCTGTCTGATCTGGAGAAATAACAAACTCTATCTCTCCATCATTATGCAATAAAGTGAAGATTGGCTGAGTTGTTGAAACTGGGTGAGTAGTGTTATATTTCATAAATAACTGAAATGCCCCGAGCGAATAATTTTCTGATTCAGAGAAATTAATTGGCACAGTGATTCCATACTCTATCTCTGCATCATTCTCTAAAACCTTGATTCCACTGTTTTCTGTTAAATATAAGTATGGTAGATTTTCTTTACCTATTAGGACTGGATTTTTGGATTTTCCACTATAGTATATTCCAGTTTTAACGTATGGATATATTGGTAAACCAGTCTTTGTTCCTATTGGCGTAAGACTTGATTCATTTAAGCATCTTGACGTTATTTCTAGATTTCTTACTTTTAGGGGATTGCTAATAATTCCATCTTGCTCAATGACAAAATGTACAACCATAGCCACATTTTCAAAGTTAATTTTCTTTGGCGGATAAATAATTGTTCCATCTATAATTCTAAACTTTGTCGTATATGCCTTGTATGGATTAAGGTTGGTATTTTCATCTTCTGCATAAACAGTATATGAGTCAGTAAGGTTTTTTGTATATGTAAAACTTGAAAGAGGCTCGTCTGCCCCTTCTGCCAAGAGTTGGAATGTGACATATGCATCTAAAGAAGAACCTGCTGTGCTTATCTCATATTCTGTAACAATGTTTTCTGCTAAATCAGCATAGTCTGCATACCCGCTCAAAAGAACATTGTCTAATATCTCATAACTTTTCTGTATTGGGTCGTTATATGCATTAAAAAGATCTAGATATGTCCAGTTAGGATTGTCTACTTGTACCTCAACTATTTCAACAAGAGATGGATATCCATAGTTTATCTGTAAATAATCTAAATCATATGCTGTCGAACCATCTCTTTTTGTAATATATGAAGCAAAAGAAGATAGTGGAAAATATTCTTCCCACTGTGAAGATACTGATATGTCTAGGAAATATGTGTTATACCTAAAAAATGGAGAAAGGGTATAAGAAGCATAGTGTCCAACAAAAAGTTCATCTTCTTGATAGTCTACTATTCCAGTGTCTTCATCAAAATACTGAGATATTGATGAATAGTTTACCTGATCAGAGAATCCTATCCTATAAATCTTGCTTTCGAATGTTGTTGTTCCATTTCCACCAATAAAAATTTGTAAGACTTCTGGGCTTCCAAAGAATGAGGACAATTCAAAATTAAATGCATTAGAAAGCGTTGGTATGTGAAAGCCTACAACAAAATGACTATTTGTTGCAGTAAAGCCTGTACCTGATAATTCTTGTCCGTCAAAATTATATGTTACGTCATATCCATCAATATTTATTTCAAATCTTTTTCCTGTTAAAGTATTAACAATATGAATGAGTGGTCTAG